GCTCACGAGACCGGTCTCAGCGGCCTTCAGAGCGTCACCGGACACGTTGACTACGGCGCCGATCAGGTAGTGAGGAGGCGTGCGGCTGATGGCCGCGAGATCCTGAACCGCGCTCTCGACGGCAGCCACGTACGGACGTAGGTCCGTCGCGCCGAACTCGCCGAACTTGACCTCAGGGTCTTCCGTCGTCCACAGGCGCTTGATGTCGAGCTTGAAAGGCTCCATCGGCTTACCGGTGAGCGGGTCTTCCCCGATCTCCAGGCCTGCGGCCCAACGCTGTCTGAAGGCGCCGTACTTCATCGCGGCCATGAGGTTGATGAGCGCGAAGTTGATGCGGTTCTGAATCGAGAGAACGTCCTCGTGCTCCGCGAATCCGCTCTCGCGCCGATTGCGGCGGTTGATGAAGGGGACGAGCGGAACGAGCTTCAGCTCATTCGGACGAGAGCCGTCCTCCTGGCTGGGGAGCGCGAAGGCGTCCCACCCGCGGAGTTCAGCGGCACGGCCGGAGAACGTCGGAGTGTTCGTCTTCGTCATGAAGTCGAAGATCCGGTCCGGAGTCCACAGCGTCGCGCGCGTGTTGCCGGTCCAGTCGTCCCGCCACATCTTCAGACCCGCGGCTAGTTTCCGACGGCTGCCCTGGACGTGCTCCACGGCCACCTGCCGTGGCGTCTCGTGGGTGATGACGGGTCGCCCCTCGTCACCGCGCTCGACGAGGGCGAACGCCCGACGTTGCGAGAGAGCGCCGTAGTGGATCAGGTCAGCGTCGGCGTCGAGGCTGTTCTCCTGCCAAATCCGGTTGGCATCCTTGTCCGCCGCGCGCGCGTCATCGCTGTCGTCATCCGGCTCGCCGAAGCGGAAGCCGTCGACGTGCATTCGCTCGACCGGAGAGTCCAGGACGGTACCGGTCCAGTTCGTACGCGCGTCGCGCATCCACTCCTTCGCTTCGCGCGGGTCCACGCCCAGGACGTGAGGGAGGCACGGACGACCTTCGGCGTAGCGGCGCAGGGTGTTGAGCCCTGGCTCCGTCTCGCCGTCGCTGTCCGTACGGTCGTCACGCTCGTCGAGGAGCTTCTTCCCGAGCCGCTGGAGCCACCACCCCGGAGATTCGACCTTGTCAGCTCTGATAGGCACTCACGAACCTCCTTAGAAGGCGACGAGCTTGGATGAACGCTTCTTACGCTTCGTGATTCCTGCGGCGACGGCGTCCGCGCGGCACTCGTAGGCGAGTACGGCGCTCATGGCGGCGTCGATCTTCTTCGGGGACTTCGGGTGTTCCTTGCCGATGCCCATGTGATTGCGGCCGTTCGGCCGGCGCTTGGCGTTGACCACGTGACGTGTGAGCGTCGCTCCCAGCTTCGAGAACGGCGCCTCGTCGTCCGCCTTGTCGGTGCCCGCGTACGAGAGAGCGGTGTCGTCGACCGCCTCGACGAAGCGGTCTAGCGCGTGCTCCATCGCCGTCGGGCGGTTGGTCCACCACTCCAGCGGACGAGACTGCGTGGCATTGACCTGAAGAACCTCGCCGAAGTCCGACGTCCAGCGGTCGACGTAGTCCTGCCAGTGCGGCGGGTCGCAGTAGAAGCCGCAGACCTCGTAGCGGTCGAAGGCGCGAGCAACCGCAGCGTCAACCGCTTCACGGTCGACCTGCCAGTCTTCGCCCTCCGGCCCTTCCGGCTTCTCCCAGCATCCGAGGAGCTGAAGATGTCCGTCGGAGACGCGGCAGGCAGTGAGCGCCGTTGCGTCGTCACGGATCGAGCCGTCGAAGCCGAGCGTCACGAGGTCGTCAGGGGCTATCTCCTCCGGCCGTCGGCAGACCTCCCAGGCGTCGGGGTCCATCCACGCATCGGAGGAGGACGTCCGGGAGTTGAGGAAGTAGCGCTTGCCGTCCGCGGCGTCGTTACGCAGGTCGTAGAAGTCATCGACCAGCGTCTCCAGGTCCATCCACTCCATCGCGTCGCCGTAGGCGTCGAGGAGAGCGGCGCGGAGGTCGTCCTCGTTCTTCAGGTCCCGGCATACGCCGTACCTGTGGTCGTAGAGGAGACGAGCGCGACCGCGCTTCTTCTTCCCCTCACGGATGGCTTCGGCTTCCTCGTACGTCCGTTCCGCGACGGAGTCTTGCCCCGGGGCGAACATGGTCGTTGTTTCGAGGTACCACGTGCCCGCACCCTTCTTCCGCTTGCGCAGATTTCGGGTCACGGTCGCGTACATGCGCCGAAGCTCAGGCGTGTTGTAGAGGTGAGTCTCGTCGAAACAGACCCACGTCTCCTTACCGCCGTCCTTCGACGAGGACGAGGCGGTCGACGGTGTGATCTCTCCACCGTCAGGGAGGTTGATCTTCGTAAGACCCGGGTCGACTCCCGGGATCTGCGACAGGCGCGACGCCTCGTCGGTCAGGTTGAAGTGGATGGTGTCATAGACGTTTCCGGTCTGCCCCTCCTCCGTCGCCATGATGCGGAGGTAGGGGACGCGGACCGGGCGGCCCATCGGCTCGCCGGCTGCGTACTCGTACCGGAAGCCGAGCCCCCAAGGGTCCTCGTAGACTTCGCCGCCCTCTGCCCAGCCGTCAAAGCGGCAGGGGCCGAACGCCTCGAAGAGCCCGATGCGAGCGCCAAGACCGCTCTTGTCGCAGCCCTTCGGACGGGAGAAGAACGCAGAGTCATAGCGGAGACGGCCGTCTTCGTCGACCGCGTAGCAGTCCATGACGAACCCGCCGTACTCGTCGCCGTGACTTACCGGCTCGCCCTGGACGTCGCCAGGGCCGTGCACGACGAAGTACTCCATCCAATACAGCGCAAGGAGCCCGAGGGACTTCTTACGGTCATGACCGGGGGCGCGCACGGTTACGTGCGGCATCCGGTGTCCTAACCAGTGAGGCGGGCTCGCCGCGAGTTGATGTCAGAGACGTTGCCCGAGTGCCTCGCGGTTGTCGCCGGCTTGCTCGTCGGGTCGTCGACCTTCAGCTTCAGTCGCGCGCGATCCTCCGGCGTGGCGCCGAACTTCGAGGAGCGCATGCGGACTTCCGACAGGTACTCCCACTTCCCCTTCGTCCACGCCGTGTGGTGCATCAGCGCGGCGTCGAGGAGGAACGCCCAGTCGGTATCGAGGAAGTTCACGGCCATCGGTGAGACGCGCCAGGTGCGCCACCAATTGACCGTCATGGGGTGCCACTCCTCGTCACCGGGGAGGACGCCCTCAGGGAGGTCGGGGCCGCGGAGTTCACCGTCGTTGACGATGACCGTCTCCGGCTCCGTGTGGTTGCGCCGACGGCGCTTGGTTGGGTCCTTCGGGGCGGGACCTCGTCCGGCCATCGACGCTCCTCCTTCTGTGCTTCGCGGCCCACTGACGGACCGTCCGATCCGCTATGCTGCTCATTGTAGGAAGAGTGGGGCAGTTCCCCACGGGTCCGCGCACACTCGACGTGCGTGTGACCACTTCTGTATTTGGTGTCCCGTTATCTCGTTGTACTTCGAGATTCGCAGGCCTTCCGGGTTAGTAGTCACGGAAGGCTCGTCGAGTGCGGCTCTCGGTTTTGGCCACTGTTCATTGGTGGTCGGACCGAGCGTGCCCGCACACCGGACCGGCTGCCTCCTTTAGGGAAGGGTCTACCGGCCGGATGGAAATCTATGGTTGGGCTGCCGTCATCGTGGCGGGCATCGGGGCCGTCGCCTGGATCCTCGTCTCAGCTCTGAGGAAGGTCCCCGCCATCTGCCGCGAGGCGAAGAAGGCAGTACGGGCCGTACGAGAGTTGCGTGACGAGATCAAGGGCCCCCAGCGGCTAGAGATCAGTGAGCCGCCGTCAGCCGACGAACAACGTCGCTGACGTTCGCAAGGATTGACGGGGTGTCGCCATGTCGGCGCCCCGTCATTGCGATGTACCGGCCAGTACCGTAGACCTCTACGGCCGTACCGTCGGGGCGTCGGATGCGGCGTCCCTGTCGGACGTCCGCGCGGCCCCAGATGTGCAGTCCGTCGCCGGACGGGGACACCTCAACGTAGGTGGCGCCCGCGTCGCGCACGATGGCTGCGGCCCACGGGGCGAGACGCCCGGTGAGCGGATTCAAGCAGTGGTCCAGGTCGAGACAGACCACGTCGTCGACGTCGGAGAGGACGAATCCAAGTCCGACGCCCGCCACGGACTCCGCGGCGTTCTTGTGAGTGCTCCACGTGCCGGCGTCAGTGCTTGACGCGGCCTTGCCGGTCGTCGTCAGCGGACGCTTGTCGGATGCTCGACGTACCCACCTGTCGCGGGTCGTCAGCTCGACGGGGAACACTCGCTTCTTCTCTGCGCGGTGCGCGGCGACCCGGCACCGCGTGGAGCACGTGCGGGCGTCGGCTCGCGCGGCTAGAGGCATGTCGACTCCGCAGTGCGCGCACAGTCGCTCCGTCTTCATCATGGCTCCAGTTTAGCAAGCGGCGTGTAACGGCTACAGGCTTTTGACCAGGGAGTTTCGATTCCATCAGGAACGGTCGGTGAGTAACACTTAGCCTCTCGCCCGCCGCTCAGATGCCCCCTGGAGGCTCTGTACGGCCGCCTCGCGACCGCCCAGCGCAACGGGCGTAGCCGTTACATCTGGGATCCCCAGACCCGTACAGGGCGCGAGGCCCAGCACCTTTACGGTCGGCAAAGATCGCGATCGGGGGTCACCCCCCTGGTGATCACGGTCAGTTGATCTTCGCAGCGAAGCCGGCGCGGGGCTCGCGACGCTCACCGTCGGACAGTTCGCCGCGGATATCCAGGCGGCTCGGCACGAGTGTCAGCGTGACCTTCGTGACGTCGTCCTTCGTACCGACGACGATCTTCGGTGCTTCTGCAAGTCGGCCAACATCAACGCCATTGACGATCACACGCGTGACGATCACTCCATCCTCGCCTGTGTCGTCTGCCTCCTCCAGCACCACATAGGCACCGCTCATGGGCTAGTCCTCCAGTGCTGGGTGTGTGGGCTTGGGCTTGTGTGTGCGCACGCGTGTGCGGGCTGCTGCTCCGCCCCCTTCACTGCTGCTCTTACGCTGGTGGTGCCACGCACACAGGAGGCGTAGGTTCTCGTCACTGTGGTCGTCACCGGGCTCGATGTGGTCCACGTCAGAACCCTCAGCACCACACACCGTGCCGTCGCTCAGCTCCCACACGCACGCACGATCCCTGCGGATGATGCGCCTTCGTGTGCGTGGCCAGTCCTTCGGTAGGCGCTGCCTGCGCGTGCTTCCTGCCCACGCCATAGCGCCTCCTCCTCGCACGCTTGTGCCCTACGCTGATCGCTCCGTGTGGCCAGGGGAGGCCACTGAGTCATGGGGGGATGCGCTATGCGCGCCTACATTCGCCGTGCCTGCGTGCCGGCTGTTCTCGTTTCCGCCTTACTGACGGGGTGTTCTGGAGGGGGCGACTCAGACGACGCCACCCCGAAGAAGTCCGCTGCTGTGGACGTCGCCGCGGAAGAGCCCGCGGACGAGCCTTCGGCAGAGGCACCCTCGTCCGCTCCGGCCCTGAAACTGGCCGTAGGCAAGACGGGCACGTACGACGTCGGCGAGACCGACGAGTACGGCGAGAACTTCAAGGTGACGTCGAAGATGCAAGTCACCGTGGCCGGCGCGGAGTACGTCACGCCCGACGAAATCGGCACGTCGAACGAGCCGGAACAAGGCCAGTTCGTGAAGCTGCTGCTCACGATGAAGAACGTGGGCAAGGCTCCGGCGGAGTTCTCCGCGTACGGACTGCTGACGTGGGAGGACGATCAGACGGCCGCGCAGGACGCTACGACGCTCGAAAGCGTCGGCGAGGGGCCGGACCTGGACGCGACCTACAAGCCTGGCCAGTCTGTGACAGGCAGCGTCATCCTCGACGTCGCCCGGAAGGGCGGGATCGTCAGCTACGTCGGTAGCGAGGATTCGGAGGCAGCAGAGCCCGTGTTCACGATCGAGTTGCCCAAGTCCTGAACGTCGTCAACCCCGCTCCCGGGAGTCGTCCTCCGGGGCGGGGCTACGGTGTCAATGTGACACATATCGGTGACACCGAGTTACGAAATAGGTCCTGGCCTGCACGAATACCGAGATCGAATTTGCGAACCGCCGATCTCTTGTTACCGTTTTGACGCAGCGGCCCAGCCAACGGGCCATGATCGGCGGGGAGTTGGGCCATGCCTCAAACGTCGTCAAGGAAGCCGTACTTCGAGCTACGCGTAGGTGGCTTCTGCATCACTGCGGACCGAATCCCCGCCCGCCTCCTGACGCTCGTGACCAGCGCAGCAACCGGCATCACCGCATGGTTCTGGAGCCGCTAGATCCTGATCGGCGTGAGCTTCAACTCCGCGTTGTCGACGTCGACCAGGAGTCGACCGCCGTACTCGCTCGCAGCGAACGGGCCGAAGAGCTGCTCTTCGCCCGCAGTCAGTGACTCAGTCCGCGGCGTGACGTTGAAGCCGTCGACAGTACGCGTCAGACGGAACGTCACCGTGCGGGCAACGGTGCTGCCCGTGTTCTTCACGATGATGCCCGTCCGCCCGTCGTTGTCGACGTAGTGGTTGTTCACCGGGTCGCCGGTCGTCGGGACGAGCGCGACGCCGGATCGGCTCGCGGACGTTACGGGTACTGCTGCGCGTGGCATTTGGCCTCCGTGAGTGTCCCGGCAGCCTCTGCCTCCGGCGGAGCCTTGTGACCGGGCTTTCCGGTCGCCGGATACGTCGGGACGGCGCGATTTGAACGCGCGACCACTCGCTCCCAAAGCGAGCGCTCTGACCTGGCTGAGCTACGTCCCGTGAGCCTGCGCGGAAATCCCGTGGCAGGCGCATACTGAAATTGCTCAGTTGTCACCGCCTCACCTATCGCTTGGCCATGACTCGCGTCACCAAAAACGTGACCCGCGTAGCCAATCGATGAAAGGAGGCAGGGATGGATCCGATTACGATCCCGCTGGTAGTGATACTCGCGATCATCCTGAGGTTGACGCGATAGCGCAGACATCCGGCGTTCTAAGCAGAGGGCCGTCGACTCGTTCGACGGCCCTCACCGAGTGGAGCCCCCGGCAGGAGTTGAACCCGCGACATCCTCATTACGAAAGAGGCGCTCTGGCCAGGCTGAGCTACGGAGGCAAAAGACCTCGTCCACAAGGGGCAAGGTGGGTTGTGTGACGAGCGGGATTCGAACCCAGCAACGACCCGGACCACAACCGAGCGCTCTGCCTGTTGAGCTACCGTCACCACGGCCCCGGCGACGTCAGTGAGCGGTCCGCCGGGGCTTTGACGTCGAGCCGCTCCCTCGCCTTCACCCGGTGACCGGGGCGCGCAAGGCATCGACGTTCTCGGGGAGGTGGCTTTTCCTGCTTGCGCAGCCCCGTACCTAGGCGCCGTCGCATCATCGAAACGGGCGTGACCCCGTTCTAGCTCTGGCGTCGCACGCCCTGACTCCAGGATGCCGTGTAGGCGTGCTGAGTGTGCCCGACGGGATTCGAACCCGCGTCACCTCCCGGAAGGGGAGGGGTGCTAGACCGCTGCACTACGGACACCGCCCCTCCGTCCCCTGATCAGGGGGAGTTTCAGGGCACTGCGGGCGCTACCCGCATGGTGATCACGACCGGATTCGAACCGGCGTTACCCCAGACGTGGCCACTTGCCCTGACGGTCGGGACTCGATCCCTACTGTGTGGGGCGTGCTTGACCGCTGCACTACGCGATCCCCCTCCCCCGTTCCGGGCTTCGAGCGGGTCGAAGTCCCATGCACCGGGCGAGGAAGTCATTGGGACAACCGGGGCCGCTCTACCGCGCTTCAACCCGGAGGAGAGTGCGGGGAGCGCAGGAGCGGCGCCGGCCGTCGAGGAGGGAAGCGGACCGCCCGCCAGTCGCGACGGCCGCACGTCCTCCCCTCCTACTTGTGTTATGTCGTAAGCGTGACGCGGGAGTGATCTTGAAACGTCCTCCGGCAGGCCTGACGCAAACTGCCAAACTAACCCCTGTTTTCACTTCTCTCTTAACGCGTCTTAGAAGAGTTAGAAATAGGGGGTTAGTTTGGCACTTTGGACCCGAGAACGGCGCAACTGACTACGTTGAGCTACAAGTTGGCCAACTGCCGTCACTCACTGGGGTTATCCACAGCTACCTGTGGATGATGGGGACGGCGCTCGACGTCGACGAGGAGGCGCCAGACCTGGGGAGCGCCGCGAGGTTCGACCCAGGACTCCCAACTCCGTTATGCAGCCGTGACCTTACTGGGTCTGATGGGTCACGTCGTCGAGCGCCTCCTGATACGCCACGTCGTCAAGCGCGTCCTGATCCGGCTCGACGTGCGTCCCGATCAGGAAAGTCAGCCGCTCCCCTACCGGCTGCTTGA